CAAGCATATTTTGATTCATTATGTGCAGGTTTCTAAACTGAACACCAAACCCCCTAACGGGGGTTTTTTATTGGTATTATTAAAGAGTGGGGCGTACATCAATGATTCGCTCTTATTGTTATAAGACCCCACACTCCGTTTTTTTTACCTTCGTTTTTTCCATGACAAAAAACCTTCACATTGAACACCCCGAAGACAGCATCCTCACAGGTGACTTATCTGTATTGGATGCTTTTTTAATGCCTCTACTTCTATCATTGAAAATAGATGGGGCACCTTCCATTGTATGGGGTCGCAACCCTGCGTCTGGTTTACAGTTCGTGGGAACTAAGTCAGTTTTTAATAAAAAGAAAATTATCATATGTGAAACCCCTTCAGATATTGAAAAGCACTATGCACACAAACCTGCACTGCTTCAAATTCTTATGGCGTGCATGGCATACCTGCCAATCACAAAGAACATCTATCAAGGTGATTTTATTGGATTCGGTGGTAGTAAGAATTACAGACCGAACACTTTAACCTATTCGTTTCCAGAAAAGGTAAAATCAAAAATCATCATTGCACCGCATACAAAGTATTATGCTGCGGAAGATTTACGTGATGCAATCGCAATGCCTCTTACTGAAAAGTTAGAAAGTGGTGAGCATGTAAGATACGTTCAACCCACGGCGTTCATATCTGATGAGGGTGAGAGAACAGATGCTTTTTATTCCCTTAAAGTTTTGATTGACTATGCAAAGAAGTTAGCAGAGCATGTTGACTTCGTTGATGAGCGAACAGCAAAGAAAATTAAAACCAATATTAACGCACTCATCCGTGAGGGTAAAGAGGTTGACTCCGATGCGTTTGAGTGGGCGGGTCTATGCAAGGCAAACCTGATTGAGTTCTGGCATACAGTAAATGAAATTAAATTACAGGCACTTAGTTTGTGTGATGATAATTCTGATTTTGAAACCCGTATTAATTACACGGAACGCACGAAGGGGGAGGGATACGTCATGATCACCCGCTTTGGATATTTCAAGTTAGTCAGTCGCCGTGAGTTTTCATATTCTAATTTTGTTAATCCCAAGTTTGCCGTGAGGACAGCATGAATTATAATAAGTATAACACCCAACTGCGTAAGTTGATGCACTCTAATGATTTCACTCTGCTGCGACGCTCAAAGCATTTGACGTGGCAGCATACCACGGGGGTTAAGTTGCATACATCAACCTCACCTTCAGATGTAAATGCCATTAGACAGGTTGAACGTGATATACGTAGAAAGTTGATTCGTTCGTGAATCAGACAGTTCCCCCCGTTGATCGGGGGGTTGTTTATAATTCCGATGGATCCCCTAAGCTATAAACGACCCAGATCGACCTTTAAATATAAGGAAAATCAAAATTTTTTTTCTCATATATAATTTCAAGATAAGATTCAATTTATATGAAAAAAAATTCTGGGAAAATTTTTGAGTCCATACAGGTTGATTCAGTAACTAATCATTATTATGTTGAATTGCCCGAATGGGTCGTTAATGATTTTGGATGGTATGAAGGGTCTGAGATTGAACTTACATTAGACGGAACTGAAATCGTTATCACGGAAAGAGAAAATGACTAAGCAAGATCCTACTTATCACATATACTTACAGAACAATTGTTTATTCAAAGATTTAACTGAATGGGAGTTTAATATTATATGGAGACGGATATATAAGTCATATTTTACAGAAGATTTAACGTATGAAAAGTTAAGCGAATCTGAGATGATTGATGCATCATATTGACAACCACTATATAAACTGATATAATTGAATTGTAATTACAACACGTTATGGCTAAAGGATTTACAGTAAAAGCAAAAACACCTGTAGCAACTAAAAAGAAAGAATCTGAGTGGGATTACGATAGGGCAAAGCAACTTGTACAAGGAAAATCAGTAGTATTCTGTTTACCTGGTAGAGGAGTATCGTATCAATACTTAAAGTCCTTCGTTCAACTTTGTTTTGACTTAGTACAAGCAGGAGCAAGTATTCAGATCTCGCAAGATTATTCATCAATGGTAAACTTTGCAAGATGCAAATGTTTAGGAGCGAATGTACTGCGAGGACCAGATCAATTACCTTGGGACGGTAAATTAAAATATGATTGGCAACTATGGATTGATAGTGATATTGTTTTCAATTCTGAGAAGTTTTGGCAATTAGTATTAATGGAAAAGGATCTTGCAGCAGGTTGGTATGCTACCGAAGATGGTAGAACTACATCTGTAGCACATTGGTTAGAGGAAGATGATTTCAGATCAAATGGTGGAGTGATGAATCACGAAACTGTTGAAAGTATATCCAAACGCAAAAAACCATTCACAGTAGACTATACAGGTTTCGGATGGTTATTAATTAAGAAGGGCGTTTTTGAACATGAAGGAATGCCTTACCCATGGTTCGCTCCTAAAATGCAAGTCTTCGAGTCAGGGCAAGTTCAAGACATGTGCGGTGAAGATGTATCTTTCTGTCTTGATGCAAAAGATGCAGGTTTCGAGATCTGGTGCGATCCACGAATACGTGTAGGACATGAAAAAACAAGAGTTATATAATATTATAGTAAACAATAAGGTGGTATTCTCTAGTCTATCTCAGATGGAAATGTTTGAGAGACTAGAAGACCTCTCGATAGAATTCTATCAGACAGGTACACCGCATCCTAATGACATACGAACTGAAATTATTACGGAGGATTAAATGGCAGTCAGAGCAAAAGGTGGTTTAGGTGGAGGAGATTTTATACAATCACCGCCGAAGAAAACTCGTCAAGGGAATGGGAAACATACAAAATACTCAGCAACATCCCGTAACTCGTCTCGAAAAAAATATAGAGGACAAGGAAGATAACTGAAGCGTCTCGAAAGGGACGCTTTTTTTATGCTAAATATTGGGTATAAATATATTAAGAAAACTATTATTATTTCTAATTTAAAATGAACACAAGGATATCTAGGTCATTTAAAGATATTAGTTTGTCCTTTAAGGCACATCCAATAACGAAAGATATTGGGGCTATTAGGAATGAAGATGCAATTAAAAAATCTGTAAGGAATATAGTTCAAACTATTCCTAGAGAAAGATTCTTTAATTCTATCTTTGGTAGTGATGTTACTGGTCTTTTATTTGATTTTGTAGATTTTGGTACTGCATCTAATATTCAAAGACAAATAGAGATTTCAATCAGTAATTTTGAACCAAGAGTTGAAAATTTAGATATAGAAGTAATACCCAGACCAGACGATAATGCATTTGAGGTAATTATTCATTATGATATCATTGGACAGCAGTTTCCTACACAAGAATTTTCCTTTTTACTAGAAGCCACGAGATAATATGCCTATTACTAAATTTACAAATCTAGATTTTGATCAAATAAAATCTTCAATTAAGAGTTATCTTCGGGCAAATTCAGATTTTACTGATTTTGATTTTGAAGGTTCTAACTTTTCGGTTTTAATTGACACTCTAGCATATAATACGTATATTACAGCATTCAACTCAAACATGGTTGTGAACGAATCTTTTCTAGATTCGGCAACTGTAAGAGAAAATGTTGTATCATTAGCAAGAAATATTGGTTATGTACCCCGTTCTAGGACTGCTGCACAGGCATCTGTTTCGTTTACTGTTTCACCTGATACTAAACATGATACATTAACCTTAAAGGCTGGTTTAGTATGTACTGGACAAACAGATAATAGTTCTTTTGTATTCTCTATTCCTGATGATATAGAAAGACCTGCAACGATTGTAACTGATTCTAGTGGACAAGAGACAAGTAGATCTCATAATTTTTCAAATATAACAGTTTATCAGGGAGTATATACTACTAAAAAATTCACTGTTGATGGTTCAATAGACCAAAAATTCGTATTAGATAATACAGGTATTGATACTTCTACTTTAGTTGTATATGTTAATAACTATAATGTTGATACAAATCAATTAGAGAGTGTAGGAAGGGGTAGTTTATATAAAAAAGTTGATAATATTTTAAATATTGATAAAAATTCGGAAATATATCTGTTACAAGAGGTTCAGGATGAAAAATATGAACTTTTATTTGGTGATGGTTACTTTGGTAAAAAATTAGAGAACGGTTCTATCATTACAATTAGTTATATTATCACTGATGGTGCCTCTGGAAATGGTCCTGGTGGGTCTAGTGGATCAGAAGGTGTATTTACCTTCTCTGGCACTATGACAAACCCTTCTGGTGCTCTTATTAGTGTATCTACACCTACAATTACCACTGAAAATAAGGCAAGTAATGGTGGTGAAATCGAATCTATCGATTCAATTAAGTATTATGCCCCTAGATTGTATTCATCACAGTACAGGGCGGTTACAGCAAGGGATTATGAGTCAATAATACAGCAAATTTATCCAAATACTGAAAGTGTTTCTGTTGTTGGTGGTGAAGAAGTGGATCCACCACAATTTGGAACAGTTTTTATCACAATTAAACCAAAAAATGGTGAATTTGTCTCTGATTTTGATAAAACACAGATACTTTCTAACTTAAAAAACTATTCTTTAACAGGAATTAATCAAAAAATCTTAGATCTTAAGATTTTATATATTGAACTTGAAAGTTATGTCTATTATAACGATTCTAAAGTCGAAAATATCAATGATTTGAAGACAAGAGTGTCAAATAATCTTGTAAAATACTCAAATTCACTAGATCTTAACAAATTTGGAGGAAGATTTAGATATAGTAAAGTTTTAAGTGTAATTGACAATATTGATGACTCAATAACATCAAATATTACAAGAGTAAGGATTAGAAGGAACTTAAATGCTCTTATAAATCAATTTGCACAGTATGAATTGTGTTTTGGTAACCAATTTAACGTTAAAAAAGAAGGACTTAACATTAAAAGTACTGGATTTAAGATATCTGGTTCAAATGATATGGTTTATTTGACAGATATACCAAATGAAGATGAAAAAACTGGTATAATATCAATTGTTAAACCAGATATTACCGATTCTTCAAAAACTGTTGTCGTTGAAGAGGCAGGAACAGTTGATTATATTAAAGGTGAGATAATTTTGACTACATTGAATATAACATCAACTCAAATAGCAAATAATATTATAGAAGTTCAAGCATTTCCAGAGTCTAATGACGTTATAGGTCTTCAGGATTTATATCTTCAATTTTCCATTGGAAGTAGTTCAATAAATATGGTTAAGGACACTATTACTTCTGGACAACAAATATCTGGAGTTGGGTTTAAAGTTACCTCAAGCTATACAAACGGAGCATTAATAAGGGCATGATAACGACTGGTATTGATAAAAGAATTCAAATACAACAAATTGTTGATAATCAACTTCCTGAATTTGTATTAAGTGAAAGTCCGAAGGCGGTAGACTTTTTAAAACAATACTATATTTCTCAGGAATATCGTGGTGGTCCTATTGATATTACTGATAATTTAGATCAATATTTAAAATTAGATAATTTAACACCTGATGTTATAGTTGGTGTAACAACATTGGGTGCTAATATTACTAATGAAGATTCAACTATTAATGTTACGAATACTAAGGGATTTCCTAATGAATATGGACTTTTAAAGATTGATGATGAGATTATTACATATACTGGTAAAACAAATACTAGTTTTACTGGTTGTGTTCGTGGATTTAGTGGAATAACAACATATCATGATGACAATAATCCAAGAGAATTAGTTTTTTCAACTTCTACTGCAGGAATTCATACTAATGGATCTTCTGTTTCTAATCTTAGTGCTTTATTTTTACAAGAATTTTATAAAAAACTTAAATATTCATTAACTCCTGGATTAGAAAACATTGAATTTATATCTAATCTTGATGTTAATAATTTTATAAAAGAAGCAAAGTCATTTTTCCAGTCAAAAGGTACTGAAGAATCTTTTAAAATCCTTTTTAAAGTATTATATGGTGTAAATCCTACAATAATTGATCTTGAAGATTATTTGGTTAAACCATCATCTTCAAAATATATTAGACGTGAAAGAATTGTTGCTGAAAGAATATCTGGAAATCCAATAAATCTACAAGGACAAACAGTTACTAGGTCTGCTGATCCTAACGCTACAGCGTCTATATCCGAAGTTGAACCTGTTTTAGGTGTTCCAGGGTCAGGAATTCTTTCTGACGCTGATTATTTTATTTTAGATGCATTTATTGGATATGCTGATGAAGAATATGTTACTGGAACCTTTAATATTCCAGGTAAAACAAAGGTTATTGGTAATGTATCTGCTGGATCAAGTATTATTACAGTAGATTCTACTATTGGTTTTAGTACTACTGGTACAATTATATCTGGTATTAATACTAATATTCAATATACTGATAAAACTTTAAATCAGTTTTTAAATTGTTCTGGTGTTAATGAAGCAATTTCTTCTGAAGATGATATAAGATTTGATGATAATATTTTTGGATATGAAAATGGAGATGTAACAAAGAAGGTAGAATTAAGAATTACTGGAATTTTATCTAAATTTGTTCCAGATGATAATAATAGATTATCAATAGAGAATGAAAAGGTTATTATTAAAAGTCTTGGGGAAAATATTGAAAAAGGTAGTACAAATAAGGAAATATTTGCCAATTCATGGATTTATAATTCATCTCCATCATATGATATAAATTCTGAAAGTATAAGAAATGAAGGAACTAGTACTCTAACATTAAAAGAAGATATTCTTGATGCATTTGATACTACAGGACTATCTAAGGGTAATTATGTTGAAGTTATTGAAAAAACAGCTAATCCTTTTAGGAGTAAATCAATTGTTACACCAACAGATGGAGTATCACCTGCTGAAATTGACTCAATTGAGGTCATTGATAATAAAATTATATTAAAAGATGTTGAGTATGATTTAGAACGCACAAAAACTTATGCTGTAAGAAAGGTTTTAGATAAAGTATCAAGTACGGGTGCACCTGTTAAGTATGGAAATCAGCTAACATCAAATATTCAAAATGTTTATAATGAATCTGATACTCATTTATATGTTGCTTCTAATTCATTACCAAATTACACAATCACTAAAGATATTATAAAATCAGAGATTCCTATTGCTGATACATCAACAATACAAAATTATAATTCTATAACTGAAAAATATTCAGTAATATCATTTTCTGCAAATGTGTCATTTGTTACTGGAGATGCAGTATATTATAGTGTACCAGAAGGTAAGTCAACATTAGTTGGATTGGAAGAAGGTGTATATTATGTTAAAAAATCTTTAATTGATGGTCGAAAAATTAATTTATATCTATCACCATCTTTTATTGAAACAGATGAACTTTTATCTAGATCTGGAGGAACTCCTAGTAATTTTATAGAATTTGATATACCATTAACGAATAATGACAAACATACTTTTACTTTATTAAAACATTATAATCAGGAAATAGGTAATCAACGATTATTAAAGAAATTTCCAGTAGATTTATCCTTGAATGATGGTAAAAACACTGAAACTATTCCAGGACCTGTTGGAATGTTGATTGATGGTGTAGAAATCAATAATTATAAGTCATCAGATAGTATTTTTTATGGTCCAATAGATAAATTCTCTGTTTTAAGTCAAGGAAGTGGTTATGATGTAATTAATTTACCTGAGATTTCAATTGTTGGTGGTTTGGGTTCTACTGCATTAGTTAAACCTGTTATTGAGGGTGATATTGAAGAAATTTTAGTAGATCCTCAAAATTTTGATATTGAAAGTGTAAATTCAATAAAACTTACTGGTGGTAATAGTAGTGAAACTGTTATAAGACCTATTGTTAGTAAAAGAAATAGAGAATTAGAGTTTGATGGAAGATTGACTACTGCTAATGGTGGGGTTGATAACCAAGCAGAAACAATAACATTTAAAGAAAATCATAATTTAAAAAGTGGACAAGTATTAGTTTATGATAGAAATAGAAATAATCAATTAGGAATTACTACATGGGGTGGAAGTAATGCTGATGAATATGATTTTTTAATTCAAGGTGAACAATATTGGCCAGAAGTAGTAGGATTGAGTACTATTAAATTATTTGGTAATGAAAATGATTATATTAGTGGTATTAATACCATAGCATTTACTTCTATTAATAAATCTGGTATTCATAAATTTAGACTTAAAGAGGCTAAAAATACCTTAAAATCTGTTGAAATTATATCTTCAGGTGCTCCATTTATAAATCGTCAAGTTTATGTTAATCCAACAAAAATTTCTACGGTAAATTCTTCTGTTTCCTTTAATAATCATGGTTTTTCTGAGGGAGATTTGATTAGTTATACAACTGCTGTTGGAATTGGATCTACAATTCCTACGTCTATTAGTGGTTTATCAACTTCAATTCAATATAAGGTAATTAAATTAGATGATAATTCTTTCAGAATTTGTGATGCTGGAATTGGTGGAACATCAAATGTAAATTATAATAATAATGATTATGTTAAATTTGGATCAACAGGAACTGGATATCAGGTATTTAAGTATCCAGATATTCAAATTTCTCCAGAGGTTACATATTCTATTCCAACATCTGATAAAATAAATTTAATTCCTATTATTAAAGGTAAAATAGTTGATGTAATACTTTATGAAAAGGGATCTTCATATGGTTCTCAGACAGTTGTTAATTACCAAAATAATCCAGATATTATAACAAAAATTGGAAATAGTAGAACAGGAACTGTTATTCAACCAGCATTACAACCAATTATATCTGGTGGTAAAATAATTAAAGTTAATATTCAAAATGGTGGTGGTGAATATTATTCAATTCCTAATATAGAAGTCGTCGGTGATGGATCTAATGCAAAGATAAGACCAATAATCGATACTGACCCAAATTCAGAAACTTACTTATCTATTATTGATCTAAAAATTATTAATGGTGGTGTTGGATTTACTACAAGTAAAACATCTATTAAGGTTACACCATCTGGGTCTAATGCAGTTTTTGGATTAGATATTAGAAAATTAAGTATAAACAATATAGAAAAATATGGTAGGGAGATACTAGAAGAATCTCAAAATGGATTAAGATATTCTGTAGTTGGATATTCTACGGATATTGGTTCTAATTATTATAATGATCCTAATCCTACTACTAATCATTCTTCAATTATTGGATGGGCTTATGATGGCAATCCAATATATGGTCCTTATGGTTACAGTGATCCTACTAAATTAGGTCCAGATATTAAGATCTTACAACCAAGTTATAGATTAGATACTTCTCAGATTATTGATAGACCTGGTATCACTACATTTGCAGCTGGATTTTTTGCTGATGATTATGTATATGATCCTACTGTTGGTGATCTAGATGAACATAATGGAAGATATTGCAAAACTCCTGAGTATCCTAATGGCGTATATGCTTATTTTGTAGGAGTAACAACTAATGGACAAAATCCAAAATTCCCATATTTTATTGGAAATACTTATAGATCATCCGATGATGTTTTGGATCCAGAATTTAAAATAACACAATCCTTTGATTTTAATAATTCAAATTTAGTTAGAAATACTGCATCATATAAGATGATTTCTAAATTTACAAATAATGATTTCATTGTAGATTCGGATAAATTAATTCCACAATTAACAGTTGTTGAATCAGTAACTCGTGGATCTGTAGATTCCTTAGAGATTGTTAATTCAGGTGAAAATTATAAATTAGGAGATAGTATCACATTTAATAATGAAAATACTGATGGATCTGGATTAAGTGCTAGTGTTAATTCAATATCTGGTGTACCAATAACTAATATTGACACAATATATGAAGAATATGCAAATGTAAAATTAGTATGGAAGAATTCTAATACAGTATCTGCATCTATTTCAACATTCCATGATTTATCTACTGGTAATAGTATTGAAATTTCTGGCATATCTAGTGATCTTAAATCGGTTACTGGATCTCATACTATTGGTGTTCATAGTGAATCTACACTTTTATATCAAGAATGTATTGCAAATCCAACATCATTGGGTATTGTAACAGATATTGTTGTTGGTAGAACATCTGATTTAATTTCTGTCGGTAGTAGTATTGGTATTGGTTCAGAAAGATTTTTTGTTCTTAATAAGTTTGAAGATAGAAATATATTGAGGTGTGTTAGAGGTATTACTGGTACTGCACATACAATTTCTTCAAAAGTTACATTAATTCCAAATTCATTTGATATACCAGTAAAAACTGATTATTTTGACTCAAGATTGAATAAAGTTGTTTATTTTAATCCAAAACAGTCAGTTGGTATTGCAACTGTTGCTGGATTTTCAACGTCAATAACTGTTACAGTTGCTGGTCTTTCAGAAACAGTATCTGTACCTGCTCAAAGCATATATCTCCCAAATCATGGATTTAAAACAGGAGATAAATTGATCTTTAAGGAACCTTTAAATATTGGATTTACAAATATTGGTGTATCTACTAATGGAGCTCCTGGTGGTAACGTTACTAGTATTGGTCATGATGATATTGTATATGCTATTAATAAGTCTAAGGATTATATAGGAATTGTTACTAACGTTGCTGAGATTGGATCTGGAATAGGAACAGTTGGTCAAAGTTCTGGATTATATTTTATTGGTGATGCTGATAATGATTTCAGATATTCATTTAGAACACAATATAATCAAGTAACTGCTACCGCAGAAAAAATTCTAACAACAGTCTCTCTTTCTACTGATCACCAATTACAAGAGCAAGATAGGATTAATTTAGAAGTTAAACCAAGAGAGTCTGTTGGTATTGGAACTTCTACTGCAATTAAAGTCAAATATCATAGCATTAAAAATAAATTATTAATTAATCCTATTGGATTCAATTCTACTGGCGTTAATACTACTACAAATACATTAACTATTAATGCTCATGGATTAAAAACTGGAGATAAAGTATTATATGATAATACTGGTGTTGGTCAAACTATTGTTGGTGGTTTAAGTACTACTGGATATTTTGTTTATAGAATAGATGATAATAATATTAAATTATCAAATACTTATGCTCAATCTACAAAAGTTCCTCCTGATGTTATATCTTTAACTAATAAAGGTGGTATTTCCCATGAGTTGTCTCTAATTAATCCTCCAATCAATATTATAAGAGATAATAACTTAGTATTTGATGTTTCAGATTCTTCATTGTCTGGATATGAGTTTAATTTATATTATGATAATAATTATGTTGATAACTTCGTATCTACTGGAAAAACTGATAATTATATCATATCTAAAGTTGGAGAATCTGGAACTACTGGTTCTACTGTAACATTAAATTATTCTGATGATAATCCATTAAATTTATTTTATAATATAGAAAAAGGTGGATTTATAAGTACATCTGATATTGATGTTGTTAATAGATCAAAAATTTCTTATATTGATAGTAAGTATAATAATAATTATTCTATTGCTGGTGTTACAAGCACTTCATTTAAGATTGTAGTAGAAGATAAACCAGAAATTCTTGGATATGCTGCAACTGCTATAGGAATAGGAACTATAACATATAATACTGATTCTATAAGAGCTCGTGGTCCAATTAACAATGTTAAAATTGATTTTGGTGGAGAAGGATATAAGCAATTACCTACATTTGTAAGTGTTGCTTCAACTCAAGGAAAAAATGCTATTGTTTTACCAAGATCTAACAATGCAAATCAAATTAATAATACTAATATATTAAATGTTGGATTTGAGTATTCTTCTGATAAAACTTTACTACCAATAGCAAAAGTATCTCCTGTAACATCATTAAGAAATTTTGATACAATTAAAGGAATAACCATAACGGATGGTGGTTCTGGATATCAGTCTAATCCTAAATTGGTTGTTGTTGATGCAGATACTAGACAAATTATTGATTCTGGTGCTTTGGAGGCAATTGTTAGTCCATCAACTCAAGCAATTGAAAAAGTTAATATATTATCTGAACCAAAAGGTATTGGTAATGCTTTAATATATGCAATTGATGGTACAAATGGTGTTTCAATTACTAATGTTACTATTGGTTCGACTCAACCTAATGATACAATATCAGGTATTGTAACATTTGTTTTAGGTACACCTGTACTTGGATTTAGCGAAACTCCATTTGCACTAGGGGATTCTGTATTTGTTGAAAATGTACAAAATGTTGATGATGGTGGAACTACACTCAATTCACCAAGTAATGAATTCAGAACTTATCCAGTAACAAAAATAAATTCAACAAATCCATTTGAATTGGAAATTAATATAAATGGTATTGCACCAAATCCTGGATTTGCAAAATCAGAACAAACTTTTGCGACTTTAATTAATTATAGTAAGTATCCTAAATTTACTATAACTCAAGAATCTACGGGATTTATTGAAGGAGAAGATATATTAGTAGATAATAATGGACAATTTATTGATAGAGAACTTATTCTAGATAAAATTGGCAATGATTATATAAAAATATTAGGTAAATATGATTTAAAGATTGATGATAAAATTAAAGGTGAGACTAGTGGTACTGTTGCTACTATTAATACCTTATATGAAAATAAAGGGTATTTTACAGTAGATTATTCTTCTAGAAGAGATATTGGTTGGCTTGATAATATTGGAAAATTAGATCAAGACTATCAAGTATTACCTGATAATGATTACTATCAAAATCTATCTTATACCATTCAAAGTCCAATTGAATATAAAGAATTAATTGATCCTGTAAATAGATTGGTTCATACTACTGGACTTAAGAATTTTGCAGATACTGGAATTAGTTCTAGTACTAGTTCTGGATTAACAACAGCAGTAGATGCTTCAACTATAGTTCGTGATTTTCTTAATGAGAAGAGGGTAGATTCTATTAATGCATTTGATATGGTCAGGGATGTTGATATTCTTACAAATCCATTAAGAACAAAATATATTCAATTTAAAAATAAAGAATTAGTAAATTATTTCAAATGTAAAACTAATAGAGTTTTAGAAATTGATAATATTAATACTTTATTTGCAAATGCAACAAATAATGCTAATCAAACTGGAGATATTGCATTAGCAAATGGTTATGATAGATTTTTAATTCAAATTAGAAATCCAGAAAATAATGATATTCAATGTTCAGAAATTGTTACTTCAATAGATTATACTAATAATGATGTATATACTATTGAAAGAGGTTCAATATCAAATACTGGTATTTCCACTCTTAAAGATGATGTTTATAGAAGTCTTACAGATGTTATAGGAGTTTATGATAATGGTTATAAATTACAATTCTTACCAATTAATACGTTTGATGTAGATCTTGATATTAAGGTCTTCCAAAATTCGTTTAATTCTATAAGTGGTGATATTACTACTGGAATTGGAACAACTAGTTTTGGTTTTGCAGAATTAACTGGTATTGGGGCAGAAATTGGTTCTGGTACTACTGTTACACTTACTTCAAGTAATGTAGCAAATACAGAATCATATTTCGTATCTGCTGAGTTAAGAGATACTACTACTTTTGAGAATCAAATTGTTGATCTTTATATAACTCATGATGGAACAAATTCTTATATTGCTAATTATGATTTAGATATAAACAATGATAGTGGTATTGGTACTTTCTCATCAAAAATAGATTCTAATGTTCTACATTTAGAATATACAAACGATAGATCTAATACAGTTGAAGTTAGATCTAAAATAGTAGGTTTTGGTACTACTGCTTCTGGTATTGGAACTTATAGATTTAAGTCTACAGAACAACCAGATGGAAGTGAAGATTCTATAAGAATACAGTCTGAATTTACAAATGTAGCATTAGGAGCAACTACAACTATTGCTCAATTTAGTAAAACAAAAGATACTACTGTTAAGAGTATAATAAGAACTTCAATAGGAAATACTAGTTCTGTTCATCAATTATTGATGATTCATGATGGAACTAATACATTTATTGAACAGTATCCATTTATCTCTATCGGTAATGATATTGGAATAGGTACTTTCTCTTCAAGTATAAATGGATCTAACTTTAATTTAATATTTACACCAAATACAGAGTTTTATGGTGGTGGTAATATAGAAGTTCAAATTTTTAGTGAAATATTTAATACTAATATTGATACTGTTAATACACCTTCAATTCTTACTTACGGAAAATCTATTGATTCATTATCACTATTACAATTTGACGGGACAAATAGTAATAGAGGAAATACTAATGCCTTTAAATTGAAGTATAAAAATACTCCAATTTTTGGAAAGTATTTTAATCCAAATTCCAGTGCTTTAGTATCTTCTACTGGAATGTTTACTATTAAGGATCATTTCTTTAATAATAATGAAAAATTAGTTTATACTCCAGGATCTTCAATTGGTAGTGTTGGAATTGCATCACTCGTAATGACTGGTGGAAACCCATTACCAAAAGAAGTTTATTGTATAAAGAGTGATACTGATAGATTCCAAGTATCAACTACGTTAGGTGGTTCAGCAGTAACATTCTCTGCATTGGGATCTGGTAATTATCATAGATTTGAAATGGATAAGAAAAATGAGAAGAGTTTAATTGTTTTAGATGATATTATTCAATCACCTTTGGCATATACTCCAATTAAACACACTCTTACTGGTAATGTTAGTGGTCAGGTTTCTATATCAACATCAGTACTTTCTGTTTCTGGTATTTCTACGGTAGTTATTAATGATATTTTAAAAATTGATGATGAATATGTAAAAGTGACCAATGTTGGTATAGGAACTACTAATGTTGGTCCAATATCACCTTCTGGATCTTTAAAACTTATTGAAGTTGAAAGAGGATTTGTTGGAACATCTGCATCTACTCACACAGATACTGCTGATGTAAGATTATATAAAGGTGGATATAATATTGTTGGAGATACGATTTATTTTAGTGAGACACCTCGTGGAAATAATGAAACAGTGAAAAATGAGTCTAATAGAGATACTGGTAGAGCAAACTTTAGTGGAAGAGTTTATTTAAGACAAGATTATTCTTCTAATGTAATATTTGATGACATATCAACAGAATTTACTGGAATAGGAAGAACATTTGTAATAACTTCAAGTGGTATCAATACAATTGGTCTTACAACAGGAAGTACTTTAATGACTGTTAATGGTTTCTTCCAAAAACCAACTACTGAAAATAACTTAGGTAATAATTATACATTTGATGGTAATGAAGCAGTGGGAATTACTAGTATCGTATACACTGGTATTACTTCAAATAATGGAGTTCTTATTGTCAGTGATATAGATGTTAATCAGAACCAACTTCCTAGATCTGGTCAAATTATTTCAATAGCATCTACTGGTGGATTAGGTATAGCACCTTTGGTTGGAGCAGCAGTAACAGCAGTTATTGGTGCTGGTAAGTCTATTGTATCTGTTGGTTTAGGATCTGAGGATTTCAATGGATCTGGATATAGTTCTGGATTAAGTACAACTGGAGATGGTTTAATATCTATTGGAATAACAGATGCTGCATATGGTCATGAATTTGTGAGTGCTGTTACAAATTCTATAACAGTTTCTGCAAATGGAATTGGTGCTAATGCAACATTTACACCTACAGATGTTTCATATACGTCCCATACAGGCGTTCTAGTATTGACCAAAGAGAATCATGGTCTTATGACATCTGATGCTCATCAGGCGATTACAGGAACCCAGTATGACGCAACTGTCGGTATTATGACTGTTAAATTGGCAGCAACACCTAGTCCTGCTCTTGCAGATGGTCAGTTAGTTAAAATTAACGATCTTGGCGTTAAATTTACTTGTGATAAAGATGATCATGCTACTAATCATGATTATCCAAGAGAAAGTGATCCTATTAGTGGTAAATGGATTCCAATTTCAAATGTAACTGGTGGGGATACATTTGAAGTCACTGTTCTTGATTCTATTCCATCATCCTTTACTGGTATTCATACCTTTGTATCTGGTGTTGCAGGTGCTATTAAGAGATCTGCTAATACGCTGTCAATTGCTAATAATGGTTTAACATTTAAATGTTCAAAGGATGGATATGCGACTGATCATACATATCCACGTGCAGGTGTTGATCCTGTTGCTGGTGTATCTACTACAATTGTAGAGGCAACTTCAAATACTGTTACTGTTAATATTGGTTATGCAGGTGGAGTTGGAACTGGAGCATCAATTAGAGCTTCTGTTGGTGTTGGAGGTACTTTAACCTTTGAAGTTGTTACTGGTGGAAGTGGATATGTTAATCCTATTATTATGCCACCTTCTCCATCATATGAGAATCTTGAAATAATTGGTGTGTCTAAACTAGCAATTGGTTCAACTACTGATACTGGAAAGGCAGCATTAATATCTCTTGATGTTGGACCTGTTTCTACGACTGGAATAGGATCAACTTTATATGAGGTTAAGTCTTTTGAATTAACAAGAAAGGGTTATGGATTTGAAGAAGGAGATGTATTCAGACCAATATTTGATGGTGAAATTCCAAATAAAGTTGGAATAGTTACTGATAAAGGTCTTTCATCAATGTCAAGTAATTTTGAAATTACTGTTAATAGTATATACAGCGATACATTTGCGTTATGGAATCTTGGTGAATTTGATTACCTAGATTCAATTCAAAATCTTCAAGATGGAAGTAGAACTAGATTCCCATTAAACTTTAATGGTGAGTTAGTTACATTTAAAACAGATTCAAGAGATGTTGATTCTCAGTTAATTGAAATAAGATCTTTATTATTAATATTCATTAATGGTGTTCTACAAGTTCCAGGAGAATCTTATCTATATGATGGTGGAACAAGTTTTATATTTACAGAACCACCAGATGAATTTGATAATGTTGCTCTTTTCTTCTATAAAGGGACAAATAATGTAGATATTGAATATACTGATATAGTAGAAACTATAAAAACTGGTGATGAACTTCAAATTCTTAAAGATCATAATAATAAGATATTAGATCAAGAAAATAGAACAGTTTTGGGAATAACCACTTCTGATGTTGTTGAAACAAATTTATATTTTGATGTTGGTATTAATGATGATTTTGATAGACCTGTAATTTGGACTAAACAAAAACGTGGTAAAACTATCAATGGTGATATTGTTTATAAGTCAAGACCATCAATTGAACCATTGATATTCCCACAATCTAAAATAATTTCTGGATTAACAACAACTTCTACTGAACTTTTTGTAGATAATTTAAATTTATTTAATTATGAACTTGATTCACCTTTAAGTGTAAATGCATTAATTGTTGATAATTCACAAACTCTAGCAGGTGCTTCTCTTACTGCTGTTGTTTCTGCTGGTGGTACTATTAGTTCGATTTCAGTTGTTAGTGGTGGTTCTGGTTATGTTGGAGCAACAACTTCCGTTTCAATTGGAATACCAACAACTGGTATATCAGGTATTGGTCTTGATCCTATTGCTCTTGGAACTGCAAATATTACTAATGGTTCTATATCATCAGTTGATGTTACGAATCCTGGAAGAGGATACAGTCAAGCAAATCCACCACAAGTTATTGCACCAATACCAACAGCACCAAAAGAAGTTATTACTGGTATTGCTAATACTGCTGGATTCTCTGGAATAGTTACTGGAATAACAACAACGAATGGAACCTCAGGTAATCCATTAGCATTGAAGTTCTTTATCAATAGACCAGATGGTGCATCATGTTCTCCTTTAGCTGTTGGATATCCAATTCATATTTTTGATACTTCGGTTGGATCTGGAGTAACTTCTATTGATAGTGGAAATGATGCTATAGTTGGAATAGGAACTACTTATTTGGATAATATTTACTATGTTCATTCAAGAGTAGTGACTGGTCCAAATAGATTTGAGTTTGTAGCAAATGTTGATTCTGGTTCTGATATTATTGGAATAGGAACAACTGGAATTGGATGTGGTAAATTCTCTTGGGGTAAATTGAGTGGATTTGCTAGATCGGGTGAACCAATATCTATTGCAGTGACTGGAAAAACAGTTAATACTGGATTCACAACTTATCCAACTATACAAAGAAGGAAAGCTGGGATTAGAGGCACTGGTGCAATAGACACTAAATTATAGTATAAATAAAGAAAAAAAGCTATAGAAGATGGCGGCAATTGTAACAGATCAGTTTAGAATCAATAATGCTAGTAATTTTTTGGGGGATATTAATGATCCTTCAAATTCTTATTATGTGTTTGTGGGTTTGTCGAATCCTGGAATAGGTAATGCATATGGTAGAACTGAAACTCCTGCTAAATGGAATGCTGATAATTCCAGACCAAATCCAACTGATAATTTTAATTATTTAAATCATACCAAAGATACGATGATTTTTGGTAAGAAGATTAATATAGATAATGCTAGAAGAGTTATTAGAAAAGAGACTTGGACTAAAGGAACTCAATATGAAATGTATCGCCATGATTATCATGAAGAAAATCAATCACCAAAAACATTTTCTTCTAGATTATATGATGCAAAATATTATGTAATTAATAAAGATTTTAATGTTTATATTTGTATTGATAATGGTTCCTCAGGAATTAATACTACGGGAAATCTTTCTCAAAACGAACCACTCTTTACTGGATTAGAACCATCTGCTGCATCAGGAGATACTGATGATGGGTATGTATGGAAATACTTATTTACTGTTGCTCCAAGTGATATTATAAAATTTGATGCAACTGAGTATATACCTTTACCAAATAATTGGTCAACTTCTACTGATGCTCAAATACAATCTGTAAGAGATAGTGGAAATGCTGATATAAACAATAATCAAATTAAAAAAGTTTATATTGATCAGAGAGGTAATTCTTATTCTGGTGGATTGGGTCAAGAATTTAATATTGTTGGTGATGGAACTGGGGCAAAAGTTATTGTCGATGTTGAGGGAACTCAAATAACTAAAACACAAGTTTCTGTTGGTGGTAAAGGATATACTTATGGTATGGTTGATTTAACTAATATTTCATCCAGTGCAATAAGTGCTAATACTCCTGCAAAATTAGTTCCTATTATTCCACCATCAAAGGGACATGGATATGATTTATATAAAGAATTGGGTGCTGATAGAATTTTAATTTATGCTAGATTTGACGACTCTACAAAGGATTTTCCTTTAGATGCTAAATTTGCACAAATTGGTATAGTTAAAAATCCTACTTCAATTGGATCAACCGCAGTATTTACACAAAATCAATTTTCTTCGGTATCTGCATTATACCTTAGTGATTATCCAACAACTCCTATTGCTATTGGATCAAAGATTACTCAAAAAATACAATCTGGTGGTCAAGATATTGGAGAAGCAAGAGGTTACATTGTTTCTCTTGATATTATTTCAGATGACCCTACTAATAAAATTGCGGTTCTAAAATATTATCAAGATAGATCATTATATTTTAATCAAACTACAGGTGATCAAACAGATCAATCTGGTATAAGTAGTTCTGGTTCTACTAGTGATGGAAAAATTTATCAATTCCAACCTAATGGATTACAAGTTTCTGTCGGTAGTACTACATTTACTATTAATACCAATTTTTCTGGAATTACTACAAATCCAACTGGCAATAAAGTTATTGAACTTGGTACTCAGTTCACAGACGGCATCTCAAGTTCTGAGATAAATAATCAGTCGGGTGATATTATCTATTTGGATAATAGAGCCTTAATCACAAGGGATAAACGACAAAAAGAAGACATTAAAGTTATCTTGGAATTCTAATCAACATGTCACAGAAAACAAATTTAAATATAAACCCATATTATGATGATTTTAATGAAAGTAATAATTTTCATAGGGTTTTATTCAGACCAGGAAGACCTGTTCAGGCAAGAGAGTTAACAACTCTACAATCAATATTACAAAATCAAGTTAAAGAATTTGGTAGTCATATTTTTAAAGAAGGATCATTAGTTATTCCTGGTAATGTTGAATATGATAATAAGTATTTTTCTGTAAAGTTAGAATCCGACCATCTTGGAATTCCAGTATCGTTATATGCTGACCAATTAAAAGGAAAAAAATTAAAAGGTCAAAACTCTGGAATTGAAATTTTAGTTAATGATTATAAAACACCTTCAGATTCATCAGATATAACAGATTTAACACTATTCATTAAATATCTTAGTGCAGATGCTAATAATGTAGAATCTAGTTTAACTGATAGTGAACCTTTATTAGCTCAAGAACCTATAACATATGGTAATACAACAATTGATGTTGGAGAAAGTGTAGCTAATTTAATATCATCAAATGCTACATTTACTGGTAGTGCAGTATCTATTGAAGATGGAGTTTATTTTATTAGAGGTCATTTTGTAAATGTTTCTGCGGATACTATAATCCTAGATCCATATTCAAATGTTCCTTCATATAGGGTAGGTTTAAATATTTTAGAATCAATTATTACTGCAAAGGAAGATCCTTCTTTATATGATAATGCTAGGGGATTTTCTAATTATGCTGCACCAGGAGCAGATAGATTAAAAATTACTACTACTTTAGCAAAAAAATCTTTAACTGATTTTAATGATAGTAGTTTTATTGAAATAATTAAATTAAGAGATGGTGATCTTAAAAAATTACAAGATTCTTCAAATTATAGTATAATTGCTAAGTATTTTGCTGATAGAACTTATGAAGAATCTGGAAACTATTCTCTTGATAATTTCAATGTTAAAGTCTCAGAATCATTAAACGATAATATTTCAAATGATGGTATTTTCCAATCAGATCAAGTTACTGATCAGGGAAATACCCCATCAGATGAATTAGGATGTGTTGAAATTGAATCTGGAAAAGCATATGTTAGAGGACATAGAATTAATAGATCAGGAACAACTATTGTAGATTTTGATAAACCAAGAGAAACTGAAACAATAAAGTCTGCAAAAGTTCCTTTTGAAATGGGATCTTTAATTAGAGTTAATAATGTAACTGGTACTCCATTATTTGGACTTAATAATAATAGTAATACTATTGGACTATATGATGAAAGAAAGTCTTCTGAGACTGTAACTAACGCAACAGGCACTCAAATTGGACTTGCTAGGGTATATTCATTAGGATTGAGAAACACGCCTTACAGTGCCACTGAGGGTGCTGCTAGTGAATGGAATTTATATCTTTATGATATACAAACATATACTAAACTAACATTAAATCTTGCCTTAGCTGATCATGATTGTCCAGTTAGTACATTTATTCGTGGTGTAAGTAGTGGTGCTAGTGGATATGTTACTGGCCCATTAGCAGGAGCTGTTGTTACTTTATCTCAGACTTCTGGAACGTTTATTACTGGAGAAAAGATTTTAATTAATGAAACTGACGAACATTCTAGATCAATATCTAGTTTTGTATCTTATGGTGTTGATGATATAAAATCTGTATATCAAAATAGTAGTGCTTTTGCTGGATTAAATGTTAATTTTACTGCAGATACTGTATTAAAAGAAGTTCCGATTTTTAGTCCAGGTACTACAATTGAAGTAGTTCCTACTTCTCCTATGTCAGGAACAATAGAATCTTTTGGTAACACTTTTAATAAAGTAAAAGAAAAATCAATAGTTAAATATCAAGCTAAAGATTTTGAAGATTTTAGTACTTCTCCAAATTTTAATATAGTAGATTCAATTTCTTCAGATTTAAAAACATTAAATGTTCTTGGTGTTAGTACTGCTGTTGGTGTATGTAGTGGTTTTGTTGGTGTTGCTACGGGTAGTGGTATAAGTCTTATGGTACCAGAGATAGTAAATGATCAAAGTGCTGGTCTTTATGCTCCTGTTGGACCTTTTAATCTTGCAGAATTAAATTTATCAGATTCTGAATTAGTTGTTAGTGAACAGATAAAACAACAAACTACAGATTCTAATGGTAAATTAACTGCTGTAACTGGGTTATCAAGTGCATTCTTTACTCCATTTGATACACAAAGATATTCTGTTATCTATAACAATGGAACTATTGCACCTTTAACAAAAGATCAGTTTACAAGATCTGCTGATGCATCTAAAATTGTTATTGAAGGATTAATTGGTGGTCAAAACAATAATGTTACGATTAATGCTACAACAGAAAAAGAAGTAGTTAAAGAAAAAATTAAAGAATATACTAGAAGTAATCAACTTATTGTTAATAAGACTAGTGCTGGTGTATCAACTTCTACAAGTGGATTATCTACTAGTAGATATTATGGACTAAGAGTAGAAGATAGTGAGATTTCATTAAATGTTCCTGATGTATGTAATATAGTAACTATAATAGAATCTAAAGATGAGACCGATCCAACATTAGATAAATTAACGTTTATTTCTGGATTGTCATTGGATACAAATGTAGTTGTTGGTGAAAAAATTAAAGGTTCTGAGACTGAAACTGTTGCTCAAGTTGTAAGTATAGTATCTTCTACGGAAATAACAATTGCTTATTTAAATACTAATAGATTTACTTTGGGTGAATTAATTACATTTGAAGAATCTAATATTGTCACTACATTACAAGGAATATCTCTTGGAAATGGTTTGGATATTACTTCAACTTATTCTTTAGATAAAGGTCAAAAAGAACAATATTATGATTATTCTAAAATAGTTAGAAGAAAAAATCTTCCAGCACCTTCTAAGAAGCTACTAGTAGTTTACAATTCATATAAAGTACCATCAAGTGATGAAGGTGATGTATTTACAGTAAATTCTTATAATAAAGATAGATACTCTAATGATATACCAATATTAGCTAATGGTATTAGAGCAACAGATACATTAGATTTTAGACCAAGAGTATCTGAATTTACTAGTACTGACAAATCACCATTTGCGTTTACAAGTAGAGATTTTAGTGGTAATGGTGCTACTTCAACTTTAGTAGTATCATCAGAAGGTGACTCAGAAGTTGGATATAGTTATTATTTACCAAGAATTGATAAATTAATTCTTAGCCCAGAAGAAGATTCTGAGGGTAATATGGGTAAATTCTCTTTAATAAAAGGTGTTCCTTCATTAAATCCTAAGGCACCATCATTGATTGATGATGCAATGCATGTAGCATCAATTCATCTTCCAGCATATTTGTATCATGCATCAGATGCAAAAGTAACTCTTGTTGATAATAAGAGATATACAATGAGAGATATTGGAAAATTAGATAATAGAATATCTAATTTAGAAACTGTAACAAGTTTATCTTTGCTTGAACTAGATACAAAAGCTTTACAGGTTAAAGATGAATTTGGAAATGATAGATTTAAGACTGGATTTTTTGTAGATGATTTTAAAGATGTTAGTAGAATTGACGTAAATAATCCAGATAATAAAGTTGATGTTGATGGAAATGCACAAGAAATGCTTGTTCCATTAGATAAGTATGCATTCCAACCAGAATTAGGTGTTGCAGAATCAGAAGATGTTACTACTTGTGATTTTTCTCAGAATTTACCACTATTAGATGAAAATGTACAAAAAACAGGAGAATTAGTAACTTTAAAATATACTGAAATAGAATCAGATATTAAAAATGAATTTGCAAGCCGTTTAGAGAACGTAAATCCATTTACGGTTGTTGTATATCAATGTGATATAAAGTTAGAACCACAATCTGATAACTGGGTTAGAACAGAATATATTGACGTTGATACAAGAAAGGAATGGGGTGATACTAACACGACATTCTTTGAGTTTGGTGATATTATTGGAGCAAGAAGAGACGAACATATAAGATCTAGGAATGTTAGTTTTGCTGCTGTTGGATTAAAACCTAGAACAAGATTCTATCCATTTTTTGATGGAAGAAGTGGAATAGATGTTGTTCCAAAGTTAATAGAAATATCTATGCAATCTGGTTCATTCCAAATTGGAGAAACTGTTAGGGGTTATGCTGCTGGTGATACAGCAACTCCACTTCTTACATTTAGAGTTGCACAACCAAATCATAAAACAGGTGCTTATAATGCACCAGATACGACGGGTACGACGTTTGGTGAGAGTCCATATGATCCAACAGTTAATGTATCAGCATCATATACTGAGTCTTCCTCAATTTTAAATGTAGATCTTGCCTCATTATCCAAAGATGCACAAGGAGATTACTTTGGTAGAATGACTGTTGGAATGAGATTTATTGGTGAATCTAGTCAAGCAATTGCAGAACATTCAGGAGATTCAATTAGATTAATTTCAGATGCTTTTGGTTCTTTATATGGATCATTCTTCTTTAGAGACCCAACAACTAATCCACCACCACAACCAAGATTTACTAATGGTACGAAGACCTTTAGAATTACTTCTTCTAAAAATAATGAAACTGTAATAGATACTGATAGTAATACATCAGAAATTGAAATTACTGCTGGAGAAGCAGAATATCGCACTGAGGGTGTAGTGCTGCAGCAGAATAGAACTACGGTTATTGTTCGTATTCCACCCCCACCCCCACCACATGGCGATCCATTAGCTCAGTCATTTACTACTGATTCAAATGGAATGTTCTTATCTTCTGTAGATTTATTCTTTGCAGAAAAAGATGATGTCCAACCAATAACTGTTGAGATAGTAACTGTTGAACTTGGAACACCAACAAGTCAAGTACTACAGGGTTTTGCCCAAATTCAATTAGACCCTCAACAGTTAGATTCTTCTGGAACTTCTATTATTAAAACTTCTAATGATGCTTCCATAGCAACTAATGTTAAGTTCCCATCACCTGTTTATTTGGAACCAAATACCGAATATGCTTTAAGACTTAGGGCAGGAACTACTAATGCCTATAAAGTTTGGATTGCTAGAATGGGTGAATCTACCATTGAGACAAAGAATCTTGATGCTGGAAGTCAATCTATAATTGGAACCCAGTATATTGGTGGAAGTTTATTTAAGTCTCAAAATGGAACAATTTGGACACCAAGCCAATTTGAAGATCTTAAATTTACTCTATATAAATGTTCATTTGTTAATTCAGGAACATTAACATTATATAATCCATCATTAAAATCTAATGATTCTAATACATTTAAAACAGCAAATAATGCTATAGAGTTATTCCCAAGAAAGTTAAAAGTAGGAATTACATCTACTAATAATGCTAATATTCTTGCTGATTTAGTACCTGGTACTAAAATATCTTCTGCGTTATCTGCATCTCCAACAGTTTCCATAGGTGCTACTGGATTCCTTGAGCAATCTGGTGGACCATGTATAGTTGGAACATCTGGAAGAACAATTACTACTGGTGGTTCTGGATATTCCTTTACTGGAACTCCAACTGTCGATTTGGTATCAATTACTGGTAATGGATCAGGTGCTACTGCTGTTCTAGGTATTTCTGGTGGTGCTATTAGTGCAGTTTCTATTGCAAATACTGGTACTGGATATGTAGCTGGTGATGTTGTTGGTGTTAAAACATCTAGTTTACCCACAGGTAAGCAAACAGGTGAAGGTGCTCAGATAACAGTATCTGATGTTTGGGGTATTGATACTCTATACTTATCAGATGTTCAAGGAGAAAGTTATCCAACTGATAATGTTTTAGTATATACTAAGGCTAATGGTACTATTGTTACTCCTCAAGCAGGAACTGCATTAACTACAATACAGAGTTCTTCTGTTCTTGGAGAATTGTATCAAGGTAATGTGATAAAAGTTCAGCAATACAATCATGGAATGACTGCTGATAATAATATAGTTGTATTGGATAATATTCAACCAGATACAATTCCTGTTACTTTAAATACAGATCTTGGTTCTACTTCAACTACCATATCTGTGGCAAATACATCAACATTTAGTACATTTGAAGGTATTTCCACAAGCACTGGTTATGTGAAGATTGGTAGTGAAATAATATTTTATGATGGTATTGGTGCAGGATCACTTAGTGTTGGTCAAAGAGGTTTTGGTGGATCCCCACAAGATTCTCATCTTAGTGGATCTTCTGTTTATAAGTATGAATTTAACGGAATTTCTTTAACAGGAATTAATACTGAACATAATATGGCAGACAATTCTGCAGCATTGAATGCACTTAAAACAATAGATACTTACTACGTATCTGCTGCAAGAGGAGCAGGAAGACCAAATCTCCAAGATAGATCTACTGGACAAAATCAATTGAGTTTTACTCAATCTGCTTTTGGTGGAGGAAATAATATCATAAGTACACAAAATTTCCAGTATGATATGTTTAATCCTTCATTTAATGTTATGACTCCTACTAGTGCATCTACTATTAATGCACAGTTAAGATCAGTATCTGGAACTAGTGATGGTGGAACAGAAGAATCCTTTATAGATCAAGGATATGAAAGCGTTGAATTTAACTCACTTAATAATTTATCTTCTCCACGTCTACTTTGTTCTAGAGTTGATGAAATATCTAGATTGCCTAATTTCCCTAGAAATAAATCAGTTACTTTATCTGTTAATTTTGCAACCACTGATTCTAATGTATCTCCAGTATTGGATCTTGATAATGGAGCATTTAGATTATGGAGAAATAGATTAAATAATCCAGTAGCAAATTATGCTACTGATTCTAGGTCAAATGCATTAACTGGTGATCCACATGCAGCATGTTATATTTCACAAAAGGTGAATTTAGCACAAGAATCAAACTCTTTAAAAGTTTTAATTGGTGCATATAGACATGCTTCTGCCGATTTCAGAGTCTTATATAGATTATTTAAAGCAGATTCATCAGAAGTTGAGGAATCTTATAAATTATTCCCTGGATATGATAATCTTGATGATCAAGGTGTTGTAAAGAATGTCATTGATCCTGATTTAAATAGTGGTAGACCTGATGTGTTTGTCCCAGCTAGTACTGAAAATGAATTTAGAGATTATGAATTTACTGTTAATGATGAGGATAATTTTACTGGATTCCAGATTAAAATTGTTATTAGTGGAACAAATGAAGCAAAACCACCAAGATTTAAAGATCTTAGAGCAATTGCTTTAGCAAAATGATACAAGTTGAAGGTCATAAGCATCTTTATAGGGATGAAAAATCTGGTGCAATCATAAATCGTGATATGCAAGGATACTCCCAATATGTTGCTATGAGGAATAAAAAACATACAGATGAAGAAGAGTTGAAAAGATTACGTTCTGATATTGATGAAATAAAATCTCTTTTATATGAAGTGTTAAATAAAAGATTATAAATATTTAAAAGTATATTGATTAATAATGGCAGTATATGTATCCAATATTGTAATTGAACAAGGATTTGACTTCGACACATCCTTTCAATTAGAGGATACTCGTTCTAATTCATTTTTGAGTTTGGCAGGTGCAGCTACAACAGCTATGCTTAGGAAGCATTCGTCAAGTAAAACTAAGGTTTCATTTGCAACCTCTGTTACAGACCCTGATGCAGGAATTATATCTATAAATTTAGTAGCTGCCACTACTGTGAATATAAAACCTGGAAGATATGTTTATGATGTAAAAATAATGACCCAGGATGGTAGTGAATATAAAGCCATAGAGGGTTCAGCACTAGTAAGAGGTGGAGTTACAAGGTAATGCCAAATATTAACGATAGAATTGGTTCACAGAATGTAATTAGAGTCTTATCTAATGCATCTGCACCTCCAACAAGATTAATTAATTTACTTGATGTAGATTCTACTAGATCATCGGAAGATGGATTAATTCTTGTATGGGATCATCCAACATCAAAATTTGTATTATCAGATTTAATTGATTCTACTGCTCTTAAAGTTTCGGGGATATCTACATTTTCAAATGTTACAAATTCAACAACCACAGGAAATGGTGCTTTAACTATTGCTGGTGGAGTAGGAATTGCTAAAGATGTTAATATAGGTGGAAGAACTGTTTTTGCAGGAATATCAACATTTAATGGAGATATTGTTGATATTAATAGTGCTGTAGATATTTTAAAAAGTTTAGTTGTACAATCAAATCTTAATGTAAGTGGTATCACTACATTAGCTGGTTCTGGTGGTATTACTACTACTGGTGGAGATTTTTATGTTGGTGGAGATTTGTATGTTAAGGATGATGTTACATATGATGAAATTAATGGTAGAAATCTTAATGTAACTGGTGTTGGTACAATTGCTCAATTAGATATTGGAGGAAATGTACAAGTTTCTGGTATGATGACTATTGGGTCATCTAGCATAACATTTGATGGTGATAATGATATTATTAATGTTGGTTCTGGAATAACTATCAGTTCAGGAGAAGGATTTTCTGCTACTGCTGGATTATCTATTGCTGGTATTGCTACAATAACTGGTGGACTTAATGCAACTCTTCTTACTGCTGCTCAACCCAATATCACATCACTTGGAACTTTAAGTGTACTTAATGTAAATGGTGATTTAACTCTTACGGGTGCAAGTTATGATGCTAGTTGGATTAAATCATCAGGTTTCTTTAGATTAAATGATAATGCGAAAGCTACATTCGGAACTTCTGACGATTTGCAAATATATCATGACGGTAGTTCCAGTTATATAACGGATGTTGGTACTGGCGATCTTAGAATTCGAGGTGCTGCTGATATAGTAATTGAAAACGTAGCTGGTGCAAATAGTGCTGTATTTAATACTGATGCTGGTGTAGAGTTACTTTGGAGAGGTGCTAGTGGTGCTGGTAAGAAATTTGAAACTACTCAAACAGGTGCAGTAGTAACAGGTATTTTAACTGCTACTCAATTAAGTGGAATCATTGATGGGGGTTCGTTCTGATGGCAAAACCAACAACTAGACAAGAGTTAGTAGATTATTGTTTGAGAAAATTAGGTGCACCAGTATTAGAAATTAATGTTGATGATGATCAATTAGATGATTTAGTAGATGATGCTATTCAATTATTTAATGAGAGGCATTTTGATGGTGTTGAGAGAATGTATCTCAAATATAAATTAACTCAATATGATATTGATAGAGGAAAAGCAAATAATAAAACTGGTAGTTCAAATACTGCTGGTATTGTAACTACTACTGCAACTTCTACTGATATACCTGGTGTTGGTGGTATTATTTCTAATTGGTATGAAACTTCTAATTTTATTCAAGTTCCAGATTCTGTAATTGGTGTAGAAAGAGTATTTAAATTTGATACTAGTTCTATTTCTAATGGTATGTTTAGTGTTAAATATCAATTATTTTTAAATGATGTTGCATTTAATCTCGGATATAATGGTCTTTTAAGTTATTCTATGACAAAATCATATCTAGAAGATATTGATATGATGTTAACTACAGATAAGCAAATTAGATATAATAAAAGGCAAGATAGATTGTATTTAGATATTGATTGGGGAAGTGAAAATGCTGATACTTTTATAATTTTAGATTGTTATAGAGCATTAGATCCTGCTACTTTTACTGGTGTTTATAATGATACATTTTTGAAAAAATATCTTACTGCTTTAATTAAGAGACAATGGGGTCAAAATCTTATTAAATTTACAGGTGTTAAACTTCCAGGTGGAATTGAATTAAATGGAAGGCAAATATATGATGATGCGGAAAGAGATCTTGAATTAATTGAATCAAAAATGTCTCTTGAATATGAGGTACCACCTCTTGATCTCATAGGTTGATAAAGTATGGCATTAAATTCTTATTTTCTACAAGGATCTAAAGGTGAGCAATTTTTAGTTCAAGATCTTATTAACGAACATTTGCAAATGTTTGGTGTAGAAGTTTATTATCTTCCAAGAAAAGTATTTAAGACTGATAATATTATTAAAGAAGTACAATCATCTAAGTTTGATGATTCATTTATTATTGAAGCATATTTGAATAATTATGAAGGATATAATCCAAATAGTGATGTTTTAAGTAAATTTGGATTAAGATTGACAAATGAGGTTAGTCTTACAATATCTAAGGAAAGATATGAAGAATTTATAGCACCATTTTTGGAAGGTATGAGTTCTGGTATCAGAGAAGGTACTATTAGTGAATATACTTTTGAAGATTTAATTACAAGACCAAAAGAAGGTGATTTAATATATTTTCCACTCGGTGAAAGATTATTTGAAATTAAAAGAGTAGAATCTGAGAAACCATTTTATCAATTAGGTAAAAATTATACTTATGAATTAAGTTGTGAACTTTATGAATATGAGAATGAACTTGTGGATACTACTATTGAGGAAGTTGATAATACTGTGGAAGATGAAGGATATATTACGCAATTAAATTTAGTTGGTACTGGAATAACTGCAACTGGTATAGCTCAAAGAGGAACCACAGGAATGCTTGGTTTCATTGATATTGTAAATGATGGTTCTGGGTATGTTTCAGCACCAGAAGTTATAATATCAGCTCCACCATCGGTATCTGGAGTTCAGGCTAAGGCATTAGCAATAACCACATCAATTGGTGGTGTTAATTCTCTTAAAGAGATAGTAATAACTGACCCAGGAACTCTATATGATCCAGATAATCCACCATTAATTATTCTTGAAGGTGGTGGAGGTGCAGGTGCTGCTGTTACATTTGGAATAGTTAATGCAGGTATTACTTCTGTAACTTTAACTGAAGGTGGAAGAGGATATGCCTTTACACCAACAGTTACCTTTGCTGGAGTTACCACAGGAACTTCTGCAAGTGCAACTGCAATTATGAGTGAGGGTAAGATTGTGGATATTAGATTTAATAATACTGGATCTGGATATACTTCTGCAACAAGTGCAGTATCAATAACTGGAATAAGTACCACTGGAATAGGTACTTTCATATATAATGAAATAGTTACAGGTCAGACTTCAGGAGTAACTGCTAGGGTTAAGGACTTCAAGAGGAGAGTTGATATTAACCCAACTTATCCACCGATTGAGTTAAGAGTTTCATTGAATAGTGGTTCATTCTATGCTGGAGAAGCAGTTGTTGGTGGAATATCATCAGCTACATATATTGTAGATTCTTACAGTACAGATAGTTTTGATGATCCTTATGATGCTAATAAGGATATTGAAACCGAAGGTAAAGGCTTATTAGATTTTAGTGAAAGGAATCCATTTGGAGAATATTAATGTTAGGTACTTATTATTATCACGAAATTATTCGTAAAACCATTATTGGTTTTGGTACATTGTTTAATAATATCTTTATTAAACATGAAGGTATTGATGATAGTACCTTAGATGAAACCAAAGTTGGTCTTGCTTATGGACCACAGCAGAAGTTCTTTTCAAAAATTAGGGAACAAGCAAATTTAACAAAAGCAGTTGCTATAACTCTTCCAAGAATGTCATTTGAGATGACTTCTGTACAGTATGATCCGACAAGAAAATCAGGAATAACACAAACATTTAAGGCATCTGATAAATCTGACGGCAATAAATTAAAAAAAGTTTTTATGCCTGTTCCATATAATATTGGATTTGAGTTAAGTATATTTTCAAAATTGAATGATGATGCACTTCAAATTCTTGAACAGATATTACCATATTTTCAACCATCATTTAATATTTCAATTAATTTAGTTGATTCTATTGGAGAAAAGAGAGATATTCCGATAGTATTAGATAATATTTCGTTTAGGGATGAATATGAAGGAGATTTTAGTACAAGAGCTGCTCTAATATACACATTACAATTTACTGCAAAAGCATATCTATTTGGTCCTGTTGCTAAAACTAGTGATGGTCTTATTAAAAAGGTTCAGGTTGATTATTCTACTGATACTGCTTCACCTGCAAGAAGACAAATGCGTTATGTTGCTACACCTAAGGCATTAAAGAATTATGATGGAGATACTGCTACAACTCTAACAGAAGATCTTACAACAACTGAAACTAGAATTTCTGTAAACAATTCTACATCATTAACTGCCAATAGTAGGATAGTAATTGATAGTGAAATTATGAAAATTATATCTGTTGAGGATGGTACTACTATTATTGTTAAGAGAGCATTTGATAGTTCTATTGGAGCTATACATGCATCTGGAACAAATATTGGTTTATTAACTACTGCTGATGATGCATTAATAGAATTAGGTGATGACTTTGGATTTAATGAATTTGATACTTTCTTTGATGATGGTAAAAAATATAGTCCTACAAAACAATCTGATATTCTTTAAAAATAATGTCTAGTTATGATCCTATAGACGAAGCACTGAATACCACTAGTGCAATCGAAGTGAGTAATACACCAGAAAATGGATGTATTACAAGGAAAGATAGTACAAAAAATATTACAGATGATGTTGAAAAGGATTATGAGTATACTCGTGCTAACTTATATTCTTTGATTGAAAAGGGACAAGAATCTCTTAATGGTATTATGGAATTAGCAGGTGAAAGTGCAAGTCCAAGAGCATATGAAGTTGCAGGACAGATTATTAAATCTGTTGCTGATACAACCGATAAGTTAATGGAATTGCAGAAGAAGGTTAAAGAGGTTGATGAGGAAAAGGCAAAAGGTCCAAGTCAAGTTACTAATAATGCAGTGTTTGTAGGTTCTACTAGTGACCTATC